ACCAAAGTTCGAAGGTCCGGGGACACTCTAGGGTGGCCGTCCCCAGTCCGGCAACAGAGCATGCGAACCCGAAGTTGCCGGAGACGTAAGGGTGCACCGGGGTATGGAGGTGTAGTGGATGCCGATCCTGCGAGCCGCCACTGCTCGTGCCTACACACCTACCCCAATCAAGAGCCGGCATACATGATGAACCCGCCGGCACCAGCTGCCCCAAACCCCGCCCAAAACCCCGCTCCGAATCCCGGAGCCCCCTCCATTCGGGACCTGACAGAAGGGCTGACAGCTGCAGGGAGATGCTGGGAAGGCTGCGAGCGTTACAGCACGAGCCTCGAGTACCGCCTGAACATGGCACAGCATGCTCACTACCTGTTGGTCGAAGAGACGATCGAGAAACAGAGTGCTTCGTGTGGACTGGCAGCATTGCTCTATCTGACGTCAAACGCCACCCAGATCCGAGATGTGTTGACCGCGTGGGTCAACTATTTCCCCGGTTCAGGGTCGTATCGTCGTGGAGCAAGCGCCTACCACTTGGACTTACTCATCGAAACGTCCGGACTACGTCTTGGTCAGATCCCAGCACGCCCACGCGTATTAGCCGTTGCCCACTACTCCGAAGAGGCGGTGGTGTGGACGGATACGCGACCGGTCCAGAATGCACTGGGACCGGCACCACCTCTGGCGGCCCCACCTGCTGCGGCACCCCTGATCAATGCTGGTCAGGGCGTGGCGCTCGTGAAACGTGAGGGCCGATGGCACTGGGTACCCTACACCCGTTGCATCAGCCAGAATTGGGTCAACATCACCCCTGGGGAGCCCAGCGTGTGGTCCGTACCGCACATTGGCGTCCACCCTGGCCCGATTGATGAGACGTGGGGCATGTTGGAGGGCGGAGAGCAGTTCCTCAGTGACGAGAGTCAGGTCGTGGACCTGACGACGTGGCGCCGCGCATTCCGTGAGAGGGAGATGGAAATCACCTCTTGCGCGGTTGAGTTCACGTTGGAGAACGTGGAACGATACGGGGCCAAGCCGCGTCTGTGGTACGCGGTGGCCGCCGTCGACAACACCCCCTTGTTGCCAGCCGCCGGTGGGAAATTGGTATCGGTGGATGGCACGACTGGTTCGTGGGACCCCAGTCGCATTGCAAGCGTGCGAATTAACGGCGCTAATCATGCAGTGCGTGTCCGGGCAAACCGGCGGAGTGGACGGTTCGAGTTCACCTACTTCGAGCTTGTGGTCAAGACCGACACGAGCTTGTACGGTGACCTCCTCGATCTCTTGGCAGTCAATTACCACGAGGTCGAAATCATCCCAAAGCCTGGTGTGCGCGAAGTCAACGTTAATGGCGGTGCGGAAGTGCTCCGTAAACTGGAGCTCTGCATGCTACGATCGAAAATGCCGAAAGAGTTGCAGTCATATGCATCGTTATGCATCCCGACCGCACCGGACCAGAAAGATTCGGTCAACAGCAGCCAAACGTACGTTGGGATCCTTGCAGCTGCGGAGAAGGTTGATAACCTCATCGCACTGTACCATGTCGAAGGAGAGCAGATGTCGTGGGAAGTCACGACGTCAGGCGGAAGTCGTTGCTGCAACAGTTGTGGGCGGCCACAGCTGTCCAAGTTCAAGTGGTTGCACCGTATGTGCGAGGACTGCAACGGCTACGGGTACGTGACGAAATTGGGCCAATTCGCGTTCCGATCCATGTGGACACCGGAAGGATACCCGGGGATCTTCAAGATCCTGGATGTCGACGTGCCACTGAAGCCGATCGCGAGTGACTACCATTACGAGAAGGATGAGGTGTTCAAGTGGGTGGGTATCAAGTACCCAAAGCCGTACCCCCAGAACACCCCCTACGAAACAGTCGTTAGTCACGTGGCACCAGCATCCCAGCAGCCGAAGGCGTGGGCTGTGGGATTCCTGATCGCTGGTGCCCTGCCCACCATCCTCAATCAAGGAGAGAGCGGTAAGCTGAAAGCGCTCATCGCCAGGACATTCAGACTCGTGGACCATTCCCCGGCCGATGGGGCATGGGAGCGTGCCGAGCTGTTTGACGACCTATTGCTGCCGGGATTCCTCGATGATTGGGAAGAGGAAGACCCGTACCGCTGGCTTGAGGGGTTCTCCGGTGCGCGACGGAAGATCCTAACGCCAGTGATGGACTTGTTCTTGAGAACCGGTTTGCCAGATACGGCCACCTTGCGATTCACGGGATTCGTTAAGGGGGAGTTCATCCTATCTGCTAGCAAAGTCGGTGAAACTCTTGAACCGCTGAAGGTCGCAGCCCCAAGAATGATACAGTCGCCGCCGGATGTGACGCACTGTTGTACTGGGCCGAAGTTACGCCCAATGATCCACGACATCAAGAAGATCTGGGGCCTGAATGGCCCAATATTCTACGGGTCGACGAAACCTGAGTACCTGCACCAATGGCTGCAGAGGATCGCCGCTGATGGGAAGCGGAAGGTTTGCATCGACCTGTCGATGTTCGACTGCACGCACAGTCGCAAGTCGTGGAGGTACATCCACCACTGGTACCGTCGGGTGATTGGCGATCCAAATTTCTGGAGAGTCATGTCATTTTGGGAGCGGCCGAAAGGACGGTCCGGAGCGTTTCAGTACTGCTCGAAAAAGAGTATGAACGCATCCGGCCGGGACGATACAGGGCTCGCCAACGCTATCCTAAATGGGGTGGCCGTGGTGTTGTCCTACGCCGCAACCTTCCAACGGAAATCCGTGTGCAATTTGTCGCGTCAAGATGTGCAGCAGGCCCTACGCGACATGACACTCAGTGTTGTCGGGGACGACTCCACTGCTAGTGTTCCCCCTTACTTTCCCGGACGGACGTGGGACGACGGCCTTGAAGAGTGGAAAGCACACATGGCCGAGTTCGGGTTCAAAGTGGGGGATTGCGAGTGGACAGACGACATCGAATGTGTCGTCTATTTGGGCCAACGACCGTACAAGGTGGGCGGTGTTTGGTATTGGGGGCCAACACTGGGCAGACGGTTGTACAAGCATCATTGCAAGATGCATCTGCAAGGGGACCCCTACGCCTGGCTGCACGGCATCGCACAGTTCGAACGACGTGCGTATGCTCACGTGCCCATCCTCGCGGACATGGCGGAGAGGGTGTGCGAGTTGCTACAGGGGAAAAAGGTGACGGAGTATGTGGATGAGAGTATCCGTTACCAACCATGGAAAGCAACCCTCAGCGATGTCCCACACTACACGGCAGAGACAGTGGCCTCTCTCTGCAATGCGTATGGGAATCGTTTCAGCGTCGGGGACGTGTACCGCCTAGTCGAGAGGATCCGGAAGGTTGAACGGCTGCCGGTCATCATGGACGACATTGTGCTACGTGCGCTGGTTGTCCATGATGGTTGTTAGCGGCCTTCCGGTGACCTTCACCCCATCCTGTCCCCATCTCACCCTGGTCGCAAAAACCCAACCCAGCTTGCGTCCAAATCCCAGCCGCTGCTGGCGGGTTATTTTGGCCCACCTTTGATGGACCAGTTCCCCGTTCCGGCATGCCGCATGTACCACTTGCTGTATGTATTTGTCATCGCTTGCGCGAGAAGAAGACTGATGCGTGGTTGGTACCCACGAAAGCACACAGAGAATGCTTATTTCGACCATCAGCATACCATGACTAACAAACCGCAAGACAAGAAGCCCACCCAGGCTAACAAGAAGAATACTAAGCCCAGGCGGAAGAATCGTCAGAGACAGTCCGCCCCAGCTGACCAGGAAAGATCCCGCACCAACCGCATTGTGCGTTCGGTGTATAAGGGTATTGGTCAGTCCGGGAGTGCGAATGTACTTGCTACAGCGATGGGCTTACCCGGGAGCACTTCGGCATTACGATTCCCCACTGTCGACGCTCCACGCACGTCTGTTTGTAATATTAAACAGGTGCTTACTCTCAGCAGTCCAACCGGGACGTCAGCTCCTAGTTGGAACTCCGGCGACCTTGTCGTTGCCTTCTTTGGCCAACCCGGCAGGTTGTTTACCTATTGGGGTGTGTATGTACCAGGTATCCAGGTGTTCCAGTTTGCCACAGCTGTAGGCATTCCACGCGAGTTCTGGACCATCGGTACAGAAGCTGGGAGTTACTGGCCAGTTACTGGCCTCATCACTGGTACCCCTACCCCTACTGGTTCGGTTAAGAACATCGGGGTAGCCAACGGTGTCGGCTACATTTTCATGAACGTGGGCGACACCGTTGCCGTGCTGACTGGTACTGTCAGTGACCCAACTGCTACTGGTGTTGTGGTCGTTGACACGTACAAGTTCTCAGACCCAAACTCTGAACCAATCTTTGTCAGCTCGTATCCTGTTGAGTTCAATAGCGGTTTCACAGTTCCGAATACTGTGATCGCAACACCAGGGGTGGCAGGCTATTACGCCTTTTATGTCTCCTCTATTACAACGTCCAATCCGACTGCTGTGATCCAGTTCACAAGCGTTGTATTGGAGACGGGTAACCCAGTTGGTTGGATTCATGTCGCCTCTACTGACATTGACTCCAGACTCGGTGGGGATGATCAATTGGTCCGTGAGTTCCGTGTGAACGCGGCCTCTCTGCTCATGTCCAACACGACGGCCTCAATCAACAAGCAAGGCAGCGTAGTCGCAGCCCGCATCCGTACTGTTACGGACTTCGCTCTATTGAGTCCGGACGCGCTGGGCAGGTGCGCGGAGAAATATAATGGTGTCGCTGAACACGGAGTTTATACATTTAAAGAGTTCAGCGACTACCAGCAGACCTTCCGCTCCGCCACATCCTCCGGTTTTCCCGTCTTTCACTTGGACACGGACGACTACTATCATTTTGTGCAGATTAGTTGTCCAAATGTCGCTACAATGAGCAACATGTACACAGTCTCTGCAGACCTGATGCTCGAGTTCAAGAGTGACAGCTCCCGCTATGCCAAAGGTGTGTGCAACATGGACTACACTGACTTAATTGCAGCCCGAGCACTCATCAATTCCAACCCAGAGTGGTTCTATGAGAACCCTCTTCATGCAGCGGATATATATCGCTTCATTCGCTCAGGTCTTGGGGCGGTAGCGCGCTTTGGTAAAGCGCATTCCGTCCCGTTGGCCGCCCTGGCATCTAGTGTGAACCCAGGGAATGCGGCAATTTATGCGACATTGAGCCAACTTATGTCGCGCTTGTGACCGTGGTGCATGTAGGCGTCTATGGTTTCCATGGCGCCGACCTTTCCCTTCTGCCCCAAAATCCAACGTGAGATGCGCCGCGTTTGGTCAGCATTATGTCATGCTGCAACTCATCAACAACCTGTGCTTGTACCTGTGTTCCACAAATGAAGCGGTGGGGTCCGGTTTCCCCAATCGCTTGGAAAAACCCTCCAAAGGCGGATTTCAGGGCTAGTCCGGTCCGTCGGCGTTGCGCCTAGAACCATGGCGGCGCTAAATAAAGTTGTGGGTGTTTGATTCCCACGGGTGTACAGTTCGTTCTAACCACTGCACTCTTTTCTCCTGCGCCGTTTCCGCCCGGCGCTCAACTCAGGCCAGGGCTGTGGAGCCCCTGCGATACTGTTTACTTTTGGGTATCGTGCCTGCTCGATTAGCCGTCGC